TGTTGACGTAATGAGGTTTGTCTTTTGGTTTCATTTCATACCCTCAATGTAAAATTATGCAACCATTATATACTAAAATAAATGTGATTTCAAGCTTGACAGTACAGAAGAAATATGGTACCCTAAAGCCGTTAAACGCCGCTTAGTGAATACTAATGAACTGTATCCTTTGGGAATGGTATGACATTGTCAGATGAAGAGTCTAATGATACATAATCTTCATCGGATATTTTTGCAGAGATTTTCTCCAGTGCATCCAAGAATCTTTTCTCTTGACGAATGAGTTCTTGATCATGTTCAAGCTTTCTTTTCTTTCCCATTTCATGCATGTGATTTAGTGCACTGCGATACTCCTTGAAGTAAGTTGCACTAGGTCTTGCTGTACCTGTGACATGGTTCACATTGATTATGATATACTCATTTTCATTTTCTACCATTGTAAACCAAGGTCTCAATCCAAACATCTGTTCATTGTCCATATCAAAAGAATATGTCATGGTCATTGCATTACGAATGATCATTTCATTTCCGTTTGGATCGGGCCACTCCATCACTTCACAAATGATTTCATCACCGGACGATAATTTCAATTGTACTACATTACTACTCATATCGATACCTGTGTAATCTTATAGGGGAACTTCTCTCTAGTATATATCTTAATTCTTTCACCGCTGTGTAAGAGGGTGAAATTCTTCTTAGATTTGTAGTGCAGATCGTCTGCAATATCATACAACTTAGTTTCTGTTCCATCATCTGACTTTCTTAATCCCCGTCCAATCGACTGTAATACTCTGATTTGACTCTTAGAAGGAGACGCGAATATGATGTTATGAATGTTTTTGATATTAATGCCAGTGGAGAAAGTCCCCAGACTAGCGAGAATAATAGAATTCGTTTGACGGTCGACAATGTTCCTGATCTGTTCTCGATCATTGGTTTTGGTTTCTCCGGAGACGTAGAAGAATCTTTGTTCATCTTTGAGTCGTTGTTGTATCAGATCCCGTAGAACCTTGCCGTGTTTGTCCACAAGATTAAACAGTACAAGAGTATTACCGGTTTGATTGACTGCCAGATTTGCAATGAATTTGTTTCGCTTGTCGTATTTGACGATGAAATCAATTTCATCCTGATACGTCCTTTTGTCCGTGAGTTGACAATGTTCCCTCGCATATTTAAGTAGTATTATATCTATATCGATTTTGGCAAGGGTATCTTGCGCCTGCAACTCGTGTGTGGTAGTGACCCGATGCACAGGCCCGAACAACCCTTCGAGTACCAACTTGTGTACCTGAGTACCGTCCAACGTACCCGTAGTACCGAAACGATACTCTGCTTTGATTGCCTTGTTCATGATAGACGACAGCGACTTAGATTTGAATCCGTGCACTTCATCCCCCACAACACATCCAAACTGTTGGAACCACGGCGGGCCCAGTTTATAAATTGACTGCCATGTGGAGACGATCAAAGGACAATCCGTCTCTTTGTCTTTACCGGAGTAGATACGATGTACGTTGTTCTCTACGTCCCACCCATAGTCTGAGAAGTCTTTGTACATCTGTTCTACCAATGACGTGGTAGGTACAATAAGTAGAAGTTTTTTGTCGTGGTTTGCAAGATACCATCGTGCGAGTAGGTAAATGATGAATGACTTACCAGAGCCCGTCGGTGACAACAGGATGGCGCGTTTATTTTCGATTCCGTGTACAATTGCGTCGTACTGGTAGTCTCTTGGTTTAAATGGTAGGTTAAGACCGTCTAGGAACTCCTGAAACGACATGTGAGGGACTTTATTCTTATCGTAAGGGAAACCATACGGTGATTCCTGCACCTCGATTCCATATGCGCGTTCTGCACAGAACTTACGAATAGACTCATACAACCCGGCGTTGATCTCGCCGTTGGTGCGGTTAAACATACGGATCTTGCCGTCCCACACTCGTTTCTTTACTGCGGGCATGAACTTTGCGCCAGGCACCTCAAAGGTAAAGTGTTCGCTCAATTCGGAGACGATATGAGGCGCACACTCCGTCATCTGGAGCATGGCATAGTTCTTCATAGTGAACTTTATTACTTCCACAAGTGCCTGTTTTTCTCTGCGTCACGGAATGTGATTGCAGTGATAAAGAATGCACCCAACAACACGAGGTGACCTGCGACACTGTAGATACCATAGTAAATCGTCCAGCCCGCCCAGAATGTAAACGCGACCGTCCACATCACGGATAGGTAGAACATGAGAATAAACTGTGTCAACTCATTAGGTATGTGTCGCAGTGGGTTTATTTTCAAATCAAAAAAGAAATCGTACAGATCTCTTACTGCATATCCAACCTTTTTAATCATCTTTCCATCCTTGTTTTCGCCATCGATTCAACGTTTCTTCATGAATTGTTTTGTGTGAGTAGTACATAGTAATACCACCGAACACCATCGGACACAGGAACACTGCAAGTAAACCAAGTAATCCAATGTCCATTAAAACCCTGCCTCGAACTTCTTCCATTCCAGTGTGTTGCGGATAGTCTGGTGACGCCACTTGAGGTTCTCCAGTATATCCTTGAGTGTATCTATAGTAGTTTTAAGGTACTCGATCCTCGCCTCTGATTCCTGTAGTTCAGGATCAGCCTCAACGAATTGCGCCATGTCACCCTTGAGTATCTTCAACCCGTCGAATGGATCATACGACCATCCGAACCGTTCAATCTCTTCCTGAGACAACTTTCCATGATACCACAACCATTTGTTCTTCATGAGGATAGACTGTTTGAACTCTGCATCTTTCAACTTGAGTTTTGCAGTCGCATGGAGTTCTAGGTACTTGGCGTGAAGTACAGTAGTCTGCACCGAACTGGCATCCAGTGCATTCATTTCTATACGAGAGTCGGTCTTCCACTCTTCCAATATTTTTTCAAGATTCATTTCAAAATTCCGTAGTTATAAACTACTCTATTATATCAATTAAATTCGAAATAGTCAAACCTAAAGTTCACGGGGAATGACAAAAAGGTTTCGCCCGATGTAGAGTTCAACGTCACGTTACCCACATTTATCGGGAACGCATTTATATAGGTAAAGTTTCTATTGACATTATTATGGCTTGACAAGATCGCTACTTGCATGTCATAATATGAGGGTGTCTTGTATGCATCACTACCTCGACCAAGTGACTGACTTGCGAGAATGTGTTTGGTGTCGGTTGCGGTTACCATCCAATTGTACAATTCACGGTAGGAGTTCATGTCTTCGTCTAGTAGAACTTCCATTGACAGTGTACCAAAGTCCACCGCATCGCCGACTATGGGAACGCTAGATATACGCGAGAAGTTCAATTCGGTCGCGGGAAGAGTTACATCGGGATGGTTCACTGACTGTGCATAGAACTGTAGATTCGGAAACGTTCGACGGTTGATCAGAACCTTGAACCCTGTAGGTTGCAAATAGTTTGTACCACAATCAAAAGTATTTGATGCCATAACTTGATTTCTCGTTAAAAATTTAGTATAATGTCCTATCAATTGAGAGGATTATATGTATTTATCTAAGTCAGATGCCTACTTTGCGGCAAATGTGTTTACGGAGTTTTTTGCAAACTTCGAACGCATCGATGATTACATGCGTAAGATTAAGATGGAACGCATGGCAAAGTTCCCACTGTCCTTGCCAGGCATGGGGCCAGAGGAAGACATGTTCGATGATCTGAACATGCACCCTAACGATATGGAGTTCAACATCTTTGAGTGTCCACAGTCACGTTTCATGCAGTACATGGAACTGGTCACGAGTGCGCCGGTCGAGTCATCGATTCCTGGCAAGCAACTCCTTTATATCGTACAGGAAAAGAACTCTGGTAAAATCTTCGGCATGATCCGGTTCGGGTCACCCACAATCAATAGTAAACCCCGCAACGAGTGGCTGGGTAAACCACTCGACACGATGAACCCCGATGTGATGCGTCGGTTCAATCAGTCGTGTATCATGGGATTCAACATCATACCGGTACAACCCTTCGCGGGTTTCAATGCCTTGGGTGGTAAACTTCTGGCTGGTATCTGTTGTTCTCATCACATTCGTCGTGCACTGAATAAGAAGTATGACGCAAACATCTGTATGTTTGAAACAACATCACTATATGGTTCGTCGTCTGCCGCCAGTATGTATGATGGTATGCGTCCGTTCCTCCGGTTCAACGGTCTCACAGAGTCCAACTTCACGCCGTTAATCAATGACGATAACTTCCGCAAACTTAATGAGTGGTTCCGCGAAAAGAATGATGGTGAACATCTAGTCCCTGCGGATGCAAGTTCTCGTAAATTGAAGACACAAACCAAGATGGTATCCATCATCAAATCCTCTCTCAAATCTCACGATGAGGATGCCTATGTGAAGTTCTGTGAGACCGTCTCTAATGCAAAGGGATTGACAGAACGCAAACGTTCTTTCTTCTCTACATATGGGTACGACAATGTACCACAGTATTTGAATCTTGAGACAGATGTTCTCACAAAGAAAGAGAACTACGACAGATTCGAACTCGACTCAATCATCGCATGGTGGCGTAAGAAGGCATCATCGCGATATGAGAATCTCAAGAATGACGGTAGACTGCGTAACGTCCTTGAGACATGGAACACCAATGCAGATGACATAGACATTATTAGATGACTATATACTAATATGAGATACATGTCGTATCTCTACTACAAATAATACAAGGAGTATTATATGCGTAAGAGCACTAAACACAGTGAGGTCGCTGGCGAA